TTACAGACACTATATGTGGTGTAGCGAGAAGACAGTTTGCGTTTGTTGATCTTGACGGTAACCGTTATGTTGCCATAGGTACAGACAAGTTTTTATTACTATACTTTGAAGGTCAGCTTTATGACATTACACCTGTAAAAGCAGCTTTGACTGGTGCAACAATTGCAACTACATCTGGTTCTGCTATATGTTCTATAACTAAAGCTAGTCATAACTTGGTAGCAGGCGACATTGTACAATTTAATAATGTAACACTACCAGGTGGTACAGGATACTCTGCATCTGATTTTGAAGATAAAAACTTTCAAGTAACTTCTGTTACATCATCTTCTGTGTTTACAGTTACACAAAGCTCTAACGCATCAGCAACTGTATCTACAGGGGGTAGTATAGAATTAATTCCTTACGAGCCAGTGGGTCCTGCTGCACAATCATATGGTTATGGTTGGGGTACAGATACTTGGGGAGCAGGGAACTGGGGTGAAGCATCATCAGCAAACGATGTAACACTAGAACCAGGGCTCTGGTCATTGAGTAATTTTGGAGAAGTATTGGTTGCAACTATTGCAAACGGTAAAACATTTACATGGAATGCAGGAGCTTCAACACCATTAGAAATAAGAGCATCAACAGCTACATCTGGTTTTGCAACTACGAATAATCCTACTGCAACAAGGGTAACATTAGTATCACCAACAACACGTCACTTAATTCATCTAGGTACAGAAACAACTATTGGCACACCAGCAACACAAGATGATATGTTTATAAGATTCTCTGAACAAGAAGATATAAATGATTATACAGTAACAGCAATTAATACAGCTGGATCACAAAGACTACAGGATGGCACAAAAATTATGGGTGCATTAAAAGCAAAAGAAGCGATCCTAGTTTGGACTGACAATGCACTATATACCATGAAATTTGTAGGTGCTCCTTTTACATTTGGTTTTGAACAAGTGGGTACTAACTGTGGATTGATAGGTAAGAATGCAGCTGTTGAAATAGACGGTGTTGCATATTGGATGTCACCAAATGGTTTCTTTGCATTTGATGGTACAGTCAAATCTATACCATGCTCAGTACAAGATTATGTGTATGATCAAGCAGATACCACAAAAGGACAACAAGTATATGCAGGATTAAATAATCAGTTTACAGAAGTGGTATGGTATTATCCATCAACAAACTCAGAATATAATGATCAATATGTTGTATATAATTATGGTGAAAGCAATGTTAGAACAGGACCAGTTTGGTATATAGGAACAGAAGCTAGAACTACATGGATTGATGCAACAGTTTATCCTACACCTTTTGCAACTAAGTTTGATGATAGTGCGACAGGTACATTTCCAGTCATTGTAGGAGAATCAGGGCTCGGGCAAACTACGTTATTTGAACATGAAGTAGGCACAGATCAGGTCAATCCTGATGGATCTACAACAACAGTCACATCTTTTATACAATCGTTTGATTATGACCTACAACAAAGAATGAGAGGTCAACAATATTCTATAGCGGGAGATGTATTCTTAGCAGTAAGAAGGTTTTTACCTGATTTTAAAACGTTGGCAGGTAATGCAAAAGTAACACTGGCTGTAAAAAGATACCCTTCAGATTCACAAACAACAACGTCTTTAAGCCCATTTACAATCACAGCAAGTACTGATAAAAAGGATACAAGAGCACGTGGAAGATTTGTAAATATAAAAATAGAAAATGATGCTGTATCTGAGTCGTGGAGATTTGGCACATTTAGGCTAGATGTACAACCGGATGGTAGAAGATAATGGCTAAAATAGTAATTAAATTACCAGAACCAAAAGAAGAATATGATATATCTAACCAAAAACAAATTAATAGAGCTGTTGCTTTGATTGTAGAACAATTAAATTCAACATTTCTTGATGAACAAAAACAGGAGCAAGAGAGATTCTCTTGGTTTATAGGTGGCTAACGTATATAGAAACGCAAAAGTAGATTTTACAACGACTGATAATACTACAGTCTATACTGTTCCTAGTAATTCAAGAGCGATAATAAAAGGTATTTTAGTATCTGAAGACTCAGGTAATGCAGACTCCATCTCTGTAACACTTACAGATGCAAGTTCTAATGTGTTTAGTTTATTTAAAACAAAAGCCGTGTCTGCAAATGGTACAGAAGAGTTGATAAGTCAGCCAATTATATTACAAGAGAGTGAGATATTAAAAGCACAAGCAACAACAGCAGGTAGGTTACATATGGTAGCTTCTCTGTTAGAAATAAATAGGGATTAATATGTTTATAGAAGAAGGAGAAGTCGCATACACATACATAAACGGTAAGAAAGTACCGGTTGTAAAGTGTGAGACAGAGGTAGTATTAAGAAACAAAGAAACTAATTACGAGTACAACTCAGATCAAGAAGCAGAGGATGATATTGCAAATCCAAATACTGCTACACAAAGAGAACACGTAACAAGATCATTAAAAGTAAAAGTAGCAGCGATGCCACCGTTAAGTGCATCATCAGATGAGGACAAAGATGGCGAATAAACCAGTATTACAAGGTGGAGTACAAAACTATTTAGGTAAACAAAAACAAGTTACCGCTCCTGTAAAATGGAAATCTAGTCCAGATCATCCAGAAACAGAACTAGCTTACATTACAAAAGCAGAAAAAGATTTACTTGTTAAATCAGATTTACACGGATCATTGAAAGGTGGTGTCAATAAAGGACCATCTGGTATCATGAGTTTAAATGGTTATGGATCTGCGGATGAAAGTCAAAACGTTTCTGGTGCAGCAGCTAGTGCAGCTGAAACAGGTAGTAGAAATGAAAGAGACAGAGCAGAAGTTAGAGCAGAATTTGGAAGAGGACAAACGGGTCCAGCATTAGCACCTGGAGTTACTCCAGAAACTGCAAGAGATTTTAGATCTGCAGCGATTGCAGCAGGCGCAGGTCAAAGAGTTAACCCAGGTTTTTTTGATAGTAGAAACGTAATATCACCAGAAGAGTTAGCAAGAGCTAGAGCCTTTGCTAGAGACCGTAATAATTTATTTGCAAGACAAGCTATGAGAAAAACAAGGGGTGGTGGTTTGATGGGCTTTCTTACAGGAGGTGGATTTACAGGAAATCTTATAAGAGGACTAGGAAGAATGTTTGGTCTTGGAAAAAAATACAATGAACCAACTTATGATATGTCTCAATATAATAACCTAGGTTTATTTGGTCAAGTACCAGAAGATTTTGAAGATGACCCTAAAATATCTAACGTTAGTTTTACTCAAGGATCTAATGTTACATTACCAGAAAGTAGCAATAGATTTTTAGGTTTTCCAATTAACACAGGCACCAATACTACTGGACCTGTAGTTACTGATGACAGAATAACAACAGGTGTTGCAGAGGGTCCTTATTCAAACATGCTTGATTATTTAGAAGTTGAACCTAATGTCGGTTTAATGAGCACACAAACATTTAAAGATTCTCCGTTTGCTCAAGCTGATTTTACAGATTACATGGGTAATTATACTAACATGATGGAGAGTAATGTTCCTGTATCACAAGATGAACAAATGTTTATTGATAACGAAATAGCAAATCGAAGGTTCCCATAATGATATTGATTATAGGAGAAAAAGACTATAAAAAGGACAAACTATGGCAATTTCAAGGAATATGATGGAAAGACAACTAAGAGCTGGCGGTGGTATCATGACACTAGAAGAGCCAAGACAGGGCTATTTTCTAGGTAAAATTGTAAAAAAAGCCAAGAAAGCTGTAAAGAAAGTTGTTAAATCACCATTAGGTAAGATTGCTCTAGGAGCAGCCGCAGCAAACTTTGCGCCATTATTATTTGGTAAAGGAACTTTACTATCACAAGCAGGTGGTTTTTCTGGGTTACCAGGATTATTTGCTAAATCTAAATTAGGACAAGGATTATCTGGTGGAGAAGGTTTCTTAGGTCAAATAGGAAACATATTTAGAGTAGGCGGAAAAAAAGATAACCCATTTAGTGTGTTTAGAATAGGTGGTGGTTTATTAGGAGCAGGTGCACTTGCTGCACCATTTTTAATGAGAGGTGGTGAAGAGGTTGTTGACGAAGGTGTTGACGTTACAGGTGTACAGCCAATGGTAGCAAACATTAGACAACAAGCTAGAGATTATTATCAAGACCCTACAAAATCTGCATTATATTTTATGCCTCCTAAATCAGCTGTACAGAGTTCTTTCTACGCTGCTGATGGTGGATTAGCTAGTATACCTAGAGAAGGATACAGATTAGGTAACATTGTACAAAAAGCAGGCAGTGCTATGAAGAATTTAAAAAATAATATTATGACAAAATTATCTAGAATGACAGATGATGTAGAAATATCTACATCGTATGATGATGCTGCAGATACTGGACCAACTATGGAAACTATGATTACTGCAAAAAGTGATAAAGGTAAGCAGATATTAGACAGTTTAGTAGAAGAAGGAATAGCTGATGTTGATGGTGGTATTTACTTTATAAAAGATTTTGATGAAGCTATGATAGGATTACAAGAAGGAGGTATCAAAGCCTCTGGTGCCAAACTAGGAACGGATAAATTTACACCTACTTCTCAATTTGAGACAGGACCATTTGAGTCTATTGAAGAGTCAATGATAAGAAACTTAAATAAAAAAGCAGAGGGTGGTCTAATGGATTTAGGTGGCTTTGAAAAAGACTACAGAGAAGGTGGTTTTGTGCCACTAGGAGCTGAGGAAAGAGCTGACGATGTGCCAGCTAGACTTAGCAAAAATGAATTTGTATTTACAGCAGATGCTGTAAGAGCCGCAGGTGAGGGGGATATTGATAAAGGTGCAGAAGTTATGCAGAATATGATGGACAATCTGGAAGCAGGTGGTACTATATCAGAAGAGTCCCAGGGCTTAGAAAATCCTGCACAAGCAATGTTTGATCAAGCACAACAATTGGAGAGTAGAATAGAATAATGGCATTACCAGATTATTTACAAGAAACCGCCAAGGATTATGCCAAGCAGCTGACGGCTGCTTCATCAGTACCTATAGATACAAGTAAATTTGTAGGACGTCAATTTGTTGCCGGTGAAGATCCTTTACAGACACAAGCAATTAATCTTGCTACATCTGGTATAGGTTCTTATCAACCTTATCTTACACAAGCACAACAGCTAACGGGACCTGGAGCAGGGGCCGGGGCTGGATCAATTGCATCATTTATGTCACCTTATCAACAAGGTGTAATAGATGAAACATTAAGACAGTACGATGTATCAAGACAAGGTGGTATGCAACAGATCGGGGACCAGGCAGTTCAAATGGGTGCGTTTGGTGGTGGCAGACAAGGTGCATTAGAAGGACAATACATGGCTGATACGACTGCTGGCAGAGCAGGTATCGCAGCTAATTTATTACAACAAGGTTTTCAAGACGCTTCAGCTAGAAGAGCACAAGATTTACAAAATCAATTTGCATTATCTAATTTCCAACGAGCAGGTCTCGCTGGCGATGTAGGAAACTTAGGTCAACTAGGTGCATTTAGACAAGGATTAGATCAATCACGATTACAAGCAGATGCTCAGGCAGCACAGACTGCAGCTTACGAGCCATTTGGTAGATTAAGTCAATACGGAACAGGTATTACAGGTCTTGCTGGAGGTGTTGCTGGTCAACAATTCCAAACACCTGCAACTCCTAGTCCATTCTCTACAGCCCTAAGTACAGCATTAGGCATCGGCGGATTGTTCGGAAAATTTAGGTAGACTATGAAGCCATTAAAAAGACCAATGTTTAGATATGGTGGCCCTATCAAAGAGGGTATCATGACTGGTATGAAAGATAATAGACAAGCTATCAATACTGTTGGTAGTCCACTTGCACCAAAAGATGAGACAGGTAGAGGTGGTTATGCATTACCATTAATACCCTTAGCATTTCAAGCTGCTAGATTTGCACTAGCCCCTTTAGGAAGACTTGCCATGAATAAAGCATTAAGATCAGGTCTTGTAAGAGGAGCAGGAAACACTGTGAGAGGTGGTTTAGGAAGAAGCAGACCAATAACCCCTGCAGACATGACAGGCACAAAATTAAGTTTTAGTCCTAACGCTGCAGGTAGATACATTATGGCTTCTCCTGAATATAAATTTGCAACAGGAGCTGGTGGTAAAGCATCTAAATTTGTAGGTGGGGCGTTAAAAGGATTAAGAAAATCACCATTAGGAATAGCTGTTACTGCCGGTACTTTAACTGATATATTACCTGGTGGTAAACCTTTTGGTCCAGATAAATTTTTACCAAACATATTTGGTCAAAGATTTGACGAGCAAGGTAATATGATACCTGGCACAGGTTTATTTAATCCTGACAAAGTAGCAGAAGGTGAGGGAGAAGGTTTAAAAAGAGTTGATACAATAGGTGCAACAGAAAAGAAAGTTGATCCTGATACATTGAAAAAACTTAACGAAGACAGAATTGATAGAACTAAGAAAAGATATTACGAGCTTATGGGTCTAGACAAAATGAAAAAAGATGCTGTCTACGATTCATTAATAGATGCTAGTAAAGTAGTATCTGAAGAAGGTGCAGATCTTAAAGGTGCAATTAGATCAGGATCTTTACAAAATAGAATTATAGAATCTATATCTAAAAACTTAGATAAGTCTGCTGATCTAAAACGACAGATAGATGCTGCAATACTTAAAGGTGAGATTACAAAAGATATCGCAGCAGCGGATACAACAGACAAAAGATTAAAAGAAGCTAGAATTAAAGCTCTTGATAGACAAGAAAAACAATCTGGAGCGGCTGGTGTTATATCATCTGTAATAGCTAAAGATGGAACTATCAGTGGATCTCAAACAGCTTCAATTTTAAGAGCTGATGGCATAGATTACGATACAGTTTTACAAGATAAATTATTTACAGATTTCCAAAAAGATAATCCAACCAAAGACGAAGTAGACTTCTTGATATCAAAAGGCACAGCTCTTCCTGACGGAAGATATGTTATCGGTGCAAGACTTGTTGAGAAAAAAGGTAATGAAGTAGCCTTCATAGTATAGGAGGACTAAATGGCTTCAATAGAAGAAGTATTCTACAACCAATCAAATAAAAATAATAGAGTAGGTGTATTAGAATCTGTGTTGTCAGGTGTTGCATCTGGTCTTATTGCAATACCAAAAGGTTTCTTTTCTTTGGGCGCAACGCTTATGGATCTTGGTGTTGATAGTGGTAGAGCTGCAAAGGTAGAACAATTCTTTGATGATCTTACAGAGTTTGATGAGAAAGCAGAAGCGACAGCTGCTGGTAGAATTACAGAAGCATTAGTAAATATTGGTATACCAGGCGGTGTAGGTTTTAAAGTTGCATCTAGAATGGCAGGCGATGCTATGAAAGCTGCACGAAATGGTAAGTATGTAAAGCTATCTAATCCAAAATTAAAAGAAGGTATGGATAAAGCTATCGAGTTAAACACTCGTGGTAAAACAAATAAATTTATTGCAGGTGCATTAGGTGGCGGTTTAGCAGAGGGTGTATTCGTAGGTGATGTAGAGAAAGTTGGTACGTTTGGGGATCTTATTGGTGGACCAACAGCAGTTGATAGATCTACGGATGACGATGCAACAAGAGAACTATTAAACAGAGTTAAGTTTGGTTTTGAAGGTGCATTATTTACGGGTGTTATAGGTGGTACAGGTAAACTTGTTAAGAAACTGACTGACAGAAACAAGCAACTTGATGTAGCAAACTCTAAACTAGATAGATTTATAGATAGAATTGCATCAGGGTTCAGGGCACGAAGTGGTAAGACTCAAGAATTTTTTGACATAGAAAGAACATCTATTGGTGAAAGAGCTGCCGATGCTGCAGGAGCAAGAAATATATCTAGAGAATTAGACCAAGCAATTGATAAAATATTTCCACCAGCAAGAACTGTATTTAATCAAGCAGCTGCAAAAGACAGACAATCATTATTAAAAGAAATAAATGACTTGTTATTATCTGGTGATCCTAAACTAGATGACCTAGGTGTTGCACAATTTGGACCATTAGATGCAGTAAAAAAAGATGCTCTAGTTAAAAAATTAAAAGACTTAAAAGTAGATGATCAAGTTGTAACAGATATACTTGCAAGCTTATCTACAATAAGAACTAGATGGTCAGATTTATTTTCTAAACTAGGAAGATCATTAGGTACAAATGAAATTAAAGAATTCAAAACTTTATTTGGTAACAAGTTTAAAAACTATATTGGATCTACGTATGACATATTTCAAAACCAAAGTATCTTTCCATGGGCTAGATACAAACCAACACAAGAAGCAATAGAAGAAGCTAAAGAAGTATTTAAATCTAGTGCAAGAGAAGCAGGCGAAGAGCTGACAGATCTACAAGCAGAACAAGCTGTAACTAGAGTTTTAAAAACTGCAAGACTTCCAAAAGGTATTAGAATGGACAAACCATCTGATGCCATATTTTCTGTACCAGAGTTTTTTGTAAACAGAACTACATTAGATGAAGTAGTAACAGACAGAGGATCAGCTTTGATATCTGCTGGTGCAATCAAAGAAGCTGATAGAAAAGTATTTGAAAAACTTTTAGGTAAACAAGCTAATCCCATGCAAACTATACTAGGTGGTACAGCTAAACTATCTATGATCACAAGAAGAAATTTATTCTTTCAAGATTTATTAAAAAAGAATGATGAGCTTATAGCTGCTGGTAAAAAACCTATGTTTGCAAAATCAAACGATGAAGCATTACTTGTATTTGGTGATGACTTTCAACAAATAAGAATTGACC